CCGTTCATGCCATCCCCGGGCCAGTTCATCGAACAGTGCAAGGCCGGTGCCTGCCATGCCGCGGGATTACCGGACGCTGACGAGCTTTACCGCCGGGTGATGAAGTATTGCGGGTTGCGGGGATTCTACGAGTGCCCGGAGAACTACCCTTGGGAAAATAACGCGGACTACTGGATGATCACCGCCCTGTACAGCCAGATGCAGGCCGGTAACCTGACGGAATCAGAACTGCGTCAGCGATGCGGCAAACAGCTTAAATCCATGGCTGACCGGATCACTTCCGGAGAGGATATCCCCGAACCCCGGAAGCAAATCCCGCAGTTACACATACCGTCAAAGCCCGATGTGGCGAAATCACATATCGCAGATATACGGGCCCGGTTCGGGCTGCGAAAGAGCTAAGCCTACCGTGGTTTAATGCGGTTTTTTAGGTATCAGTAGGGTAAGGCCACAGGCTTGTGCTGAGGCCATGCATAGTGCACATCAATACGAGATGTATAAAAAATGTAGCTTATTCAGATTCATCACGAATTTCTATTTGCGACCCCTTCCATGTTTTAAGTATTTTTTCAAATTCTTTAGCACTGCATCCGGACGCGTCAATTACTTCTTTGCCGTCTTTCACAATAAACCTTTTTTTATCGTTTCGTTTGATGAATGCAATCAAGACCGATGCCAGCGGATATGAGGATAACGCGAGGTCTATATACGCGTACATCGCCCCAGAATCAAATGCCATTCCATCCCTGGCTGGGGTTTCATAATGAATGCCTGCTTTAGTTAATTCGCTGGCTAACTCTGGGTCTTTTACCGGTACTAAAAGTGTTATTTCGTCGCTTCTCATTATTCCACCTTATGGTTAAAAATTTCTTTCTAGAAAGGTTATCAAACTATAGAACACTAATTTAAAGAGGGTTAACTATTGCAATTCGACCTGGTGAAGCATCCAGGCGGCGTATTCTCTCCAGCAAATGACATCGACCTCGAACGGCTCCAGCGCTTCAAAACCGGCGAAACCTACACAGCCGAAATCAAACTGACCCGCAGTCCACAATTTCACCGCAAGGTAATGGCCTTCTTTGGCTTTTGCTTCGAACACTGGTGCGCCAATCGTGCCGGCCTGGAGCATATGGACGAGCACAGCCAGTTTGACCGGTTCCGGAAAGACCTGACGATACTGGCCGGTTTCTATGTCCAGACGGTCAGATTAAACGGTGACGTCCGGACAGAAGCGAAAAGCCTGGCGTTCGCCAGCATGGAGCAGGAGCGTTTCGAGAGGGTGTATAGCGCACTGATTAATGCCGCCATTAAACACGTATTTGCGGGTACCAAAGACCCAGACATCTTAAACAGGCTGTATGCCTTTTTCTGAGGAAGTCTTATGACACCATACCGACAAAAGATACTCGACCTATTCGAGGACGGACGCTGGTTAACCAACGGCGAAATAATCGCAGCTACAGGATTTCATGCCAGCAAAGTAAATCAGGATCTCCGGTGGCTGATTGATAACGACAAAATTCAGTGCAAAACCGATCCGGCACGGGCGTGGGCCAATGTTTACAGGAAAAGCACCATGCCATCGGTAGGGCGTATAAAACTGCGGGATAGTTACCTCAGGGGGTGCCATGCAAACTGACTGCACAGCCTGCGGATTTCCGGCTACTGACGGGAAACTCTGTGACTCCTGCGATGAACTGTACAGCGCAAAGAGTCCGAACTTCTATGACCTGGAGGAAAACAATGAGTGAATTACGTGTCGGTGGGTTAGCGATTTTAATCGGATTAAATACCTATTCGGAATACAACGGACGCTGTGTTCGCTTAGAAGCTTCCATAGGGATGGGAGAAACCTACATTTCTCCAGTGACTGAATTGGAATATAAAAATTTTCACTCCGAGCGTCGCTGGGTAGTTAGTGGTGATTTTTTGGTTAACATGAGAGAGCCTGGATGGACGACAGTTCACCCGAAACATCTCCTACCTATCGACGGCGAAGACTTCTCTCATGAAGACGGGCAGCAAAAGGAGTTGAGTCATGGCTAATCTACGTAAAGCGGCTAAGGGGCGTGATTGCCAGGTAAGAATTCCCGGAGTATGCAGCCATAATCCAGAAACGACGGTGCTGGCTCATATACGCCTGGCCGGGTTATGCGGTACCGGAATTAAGCCGCCTGACCTGATAGCGACTATCGCCTGTCAGCAGTGTCACGATGAAATCGACAGGCGCACGCATCTCGTCGACGCGGAATACGCCAAAGAGTGCGCGCTCGAAGGCATGGCCCGGACGCAGGTTATCTGGCTGAAGGAGGGGCTTATATCGGTATGAGTGAATATCACCTGATCCTGCCCTGGCCACCGTCCAATAATACGTACTACCGGCATGCCAGAGGGCGAAATTACATCAGCGAAAAGGGAAAGCAGTACGCCAGAGCAGTAAACGACATCATTCAGCAACAAAACCTCGCAGTAAAAACGCCTCACCGCCTCTCAGTAACGATTTACGCATCACCACCTGATATCCGTACCCGTGATTTAGATAACCTCTCTAAAGGCGTTTTAGACGCTTTGACGAAGGCTGGCTTCTGGCTGGACGACGGGCAGATTGATGTGTTGCGCCTTGAGCGGCTGGAAAAGCGGAAGGGTGGCGGTTTGCTGGTCGTTGTTCGTGAGCTGGAGAGCAAGCCTAAGCGATGGGATGACATTTTCGATAGCTTTTTCTCATGGGCGGCAAGGTTAATCAATAAAGGGGAAAATGCATGACCTGGCTAACCCGAATCCTCAACCACTTCACCCCGATCACCCCGACAGCCCACTACAAAATATCACACAGCTACCCGGCACAGTCTGGCAGTAAGCGGAGGATTAATGAATCTCGAAAACGCCGTTAAATTTCACAGCCCCAAATCTCCGCAATTTACCGACTCCCCACGGGCAACCGCATCAGAGGCCTTAACCGGTACTGACGTTATGGGAGCGTTCGGGATGGTACAGAGTCGCTCTGCACTCGGATTCACAGCTTTCAGCGGCAAAATGGATCTGAGTGAGAACGACAAACGGAAGGCAATTCAGTTACTGACACAACACGGATTGAAGCACTGCGACAAGGTGGCCGCCTTACGCAAGCTTGAAACCAAGGTTAAGGGAAAAGTGGTGCAAACACTCGCAACTTTCGCCTTTGCTTCATGGTCACGTTCTGCGGCAACGCCCGGGGCCCGATGCAAAGACTGTCACGGAACCGGTCGCGCATGTGATCGGGAGAAGACAGAGGAGAGCGGGGTATTCACTGAAAAAGAGTGTAACCGGTGCTCCGGGGTAGGTTATTCAAAGCTGCCGGGGAAGTCGGTTTATCGTGGCGTGGCCTATGCTTTATCAGCCGATCAGTGGAAACGGGGCGTAAGTCAGTTTTACGACTCGTTAATCTCAGAACTGGATAAGTCAGAGAATCACGCCAACAGCATGTTGCGGCTCGTTACCACCTCTTTCGAGTAAATTCGATAACCCCAAACGATTGCACTTGACCAATTACACTTTTTTGGGTAAATTTGACACCAATGGTGGGGTTTTATGCTTTCCATCCAGTCAAATTCAAAGGGCTCGCAGATTGCGGGCCTTTTTTCGTTTCTGGTGCTCTAATTTAATTCTCCTGCTCACGATGTGCAGTTAGTTAACAAAGAATGAGTAAAGCTTCTCTTTTTTTGACGGTAACCCTGAAACCTTAAAATCTTCAAAGGTCATTCCTGATTCTCGTTCTGCTAGCCGCGCGAGCGTTGGGTTAGGAATTTTGTCATCTTCCTGAATTTTTATAAGTTGGTGCATCAAATCTTCATCGGATTTTATGGTATGCAGGCAATTATAGAGCTTAAGGTATCTTGATGATTGAACTCTAGCCAACTCAGCTGATGCACTAAAAGAACAAACAGTATTTATGGCTGAAATGATGGTAATTGTAAGGCCCACCAATACGGGGTTGAAATGGCTACTGATAACAGTTGAGCCGAGAATAAGTAATAAAAAAGATAGAGCTTTACTGATCCTATCATTTAATTTACTTGTCATCCTTTCAAGCAGGTAAGAATAAAAAATTTGATAAGCTATGTGTTCTCGGTCCATAACTCCTCACGGTTTTTTCTTATGATCCTCGACTGGTTTCTGCGGGTCTTGTGTTTGATGTGTTTTTTTTGCGTGTTGTTTCGCTTGTTCGGCAATGATCTTAGCCAGCGAAGCAGGCATGTGGTCGAACACTAAATGCTTTTTATCTGACATTTCATTCCCTTTTCTGAATGGTTACTCTTGGCTATTCAACGATATCAGATCAAGAAAGGAAGCGCCAGACGACAAATCTGGCACCAATCTCAAGGCTTCATTTCGGTGAGGCCTTTTTTATGCCCAAATTTCACCCTCTGCCAATCGACGCCCCGTTAAAACATCCTCTCTGACTGTAGCGTTAACGGCACAGGGTTAATCCCCTACACCTCAATCCCCGTTCGGGGGTGACTATGAAGAAACAGACTATGAGCGAAAGGCCGGACACCTGGGCTGCGATGCTCTCATGGCTGGCCACGCACAGAAATGAGGCAGGTTACTCTGTCCTGGCCTTTGTCATGTCGATCCTCGCAACGTCACGGAACAGAAAAGCACGATGGACAGACAGAATCGCCGGCGCACTGATGTGCGGCATTCTCTGCTTCTTTGCTAACCCGACATTAACCGCCATCTGCGCGATATTTCACTGGAATTTTCCGCCTGAACTCTGCTGGCCGGTATCTGCGGCAGTTGGGTACATCGGCGTCGATTCCCTGTTTGCATTTGCCCGCCAGAAGTTCGGCCTTAACGACAGCAAGGAGGAAGCAGATGCTGACGGCAACTAATTTCCAATCCGCCACCGGTGTCGGTGATTATCTCCGCGATGTCTGGTTCCCGAATATTAACGCGGCGATGAATAAGTTTGGCATAACCAACCCGTACCGCCAGGCACACTTCCTCGCACAGGCCGGACACGAATCAGCAGGGTTCTCCCGCATACAGGAAAACCTGAATTATTCAGCCGGATCGCTTTACGCCATGTTCAGCTCCCGAATCAGTCAGTCAGAAGCTGACAGCCTTGGTCGCCAGGCCGGTGAAACGGTGGTGCCGAAACCACGCCAGCAGCAGATAGCAAATATCATCTACGCCAACCGGAACGGAAATGGCGATGTAGCATCGGGTGACGGTTACCGGTTCCGTGGTCGCGGGTTAATTCAGATTACCGGTCGCAGTAATTATCAGGCTCTCGTTAATCAACTGGGTGTTGATATCATCGCAGACCCTGACCAGTTAACCACTTACGCACTGGCTGCTGAGTCGGCTGCCGCATGGTGGAGTAATCACGGCCTGAATGCCCTGGCTGACAAAGATGATTTACTGGCAATTACCCGAATCATTAACGGCGGCACTAACGGCCTGGACGACAGAACAGCACGACTACTGAAAGCTAAGGGGGTTTTATGCTCTGGCTGACACTGCTCGTAAAATCCAAAGCCATTTACACCAAACTCCGCAATAACGCCCACGTCATCATCCCATGCTTATTCATCCTTCTCGTTTGCGTTGCTCTGTGGGGGCTGAATACCAGTAATCACCAGTTAACTGCCACAAACGAGCGACTTGAAAGACTGAGCGACAGCAAAGACGCTCAGATTAACCAGCTGCGGGATAAAAACGATGACCTGGCTGACGGCGTGCAGAAGTTAACCGCTGCCATCCAGAAGCAAAACGTAATCATGTCTGATGTGCTCCAGCAACGGGAAGACGCAGACCAGTACAATAAGGCGCTACAGAGTGAGATTAAAACCTACCTGCATTCGGACCAGTGCGCTAAGTCTGCCGTTAATCGCGATGCTGTTGACCGGCTGCGCCAGGCAGCAGAAGCAAATGGAGTACCGGACAGTCACAGTGCCGTGTCTGCCGATTCCGGCAGAACTGACAGCGCCAATCACTAAACCCGCAATCCCTGACACCTTCACCTATGGCGACAGCGTGATGCTGAATGCTGAGTTATTCGGCTTGCTAAACCAGGCCAATATCGACCGCCAGGCGATCAGGAACATTGAGGCGCAAGAAAAATGAAATTAATCACCTGGCTGAAAAGCCTTTTCACGAAAAGAGAGAAAGAGAAAATGTCAGATCAATCCGTAACCGATACCGCCTCAGAACAACCAGTAGCAGCACAACCGGAAGTAGCTCAACCCGCAGTTGCAGAAACCGCACAGCCAGCAACAGATGCCGACTCAGTAGCTGCCGTTTCAGCCGCGGTGGCAAAAGGAGAGCCTAAGTATTACCTGGGTGAGGATGTTGATAAGGCATTCAAAGTCTACTTCACCGCACTGGAGCATTTCACTCTGGAAGAAGCCAAAAAGGTATTTGAGTTTGTGAAAACCGAAATCCTTCAACCTGTGACCAAGTAATCAGAACAGAGGCCATTACGGTGGTCTCGATTGTGATTACCCGACAAGTAATTTCACTACCCTGAGATAAGTCCAAATCTGGACACACCTCCCCAAGCCCACTTTAACCGGTGGGCTTTTTTATTGGCGCATTCTCGTGCGCTTATACAACCAGGAGTCCTTTCGGGATAGGGCCTGAGATTAAGCAGCGGTTATCGCTGACCACTCTTGGGCTGCTTCTATCTACGAGAACAGGCTCTATCACCAAAAGGTAAAAGCGACATGAACTATCCAACAGTAAAAGTTAATGGGATCTCTGTTCGTGTAGACGAAGAAGGGCGATATAACCTCAACGACCTCCACGCAGCGGCAGTAAAAAACGGAGAGGCTACGGAGTCTCAGCGACCAAGCGTATTTTTACGAAGCGCCCAAGTTAAACGCTTTGTTAAGGCCTTAAAGTCCAAAGCACTAAAAAATGCTTTGGAACAAAATCAACCACTTATAGTTATACACGGTGGTGATAATCAAGGGGCGTGGGGCGTAGAGATGATTGCCGTCCGATATGCGGCATGGATAAAGCCCGAATTTGAAATTGACGTCTACAACACGTTCATTGAAAGCAGAACCAATGCACTGGATATTCTTAACCAGCTTAACCGCCTGGATTACCTGATATCTGGCGAAACCAAAGAGATAAGCCAGTGCGCAAGCAAAATGGGTAAATGGGGATCGGGCGGAAGAAAAGCGCTACTGAATGACGCGCGTCAAAACCTTATCGACCAGATAGACCCTGACATGGTGGCTCTGATGGAAAAGTCAGTTGTGTGACCCGCAAAAAGTCGCGGGTTAACCCAAGGGTTGTTTCACAACGATTTCGAAGATAGGAATATTGATGGGCTCATTTTAAGATGATCAATTCTGCTTCACTAATAACCTTCTGAACGTTAGTGTGTGACTTCCACTTCCAAGGGGGTACCATGACACCACTGCGCAATTTGCTAGTAATAGGAACAAACTATCTAGTTGATAATAAACATATAAATTTAGATTTTCGCGATGATGTAGATGATGTTTCAGGGTATGTATTCACTGAGATATCAGGAAAGAAATCAGTCATAATTTGGCAAGGGATAAACTGCAATGAGATTAGAATCTCCGTATGGTGGGACTATGATCACGAAAAGCACCCACAGGCAAATAACATTGGATCATCTAAGGAAAAGTTCATATCAACTAAGCCCTTAGCTAAATCTCAATATTATCCAAAATTCATTGGCGTTATGGTAAGTGGATGGCTCGAAAGAGAAGTGAGCAAGCATTTGCAGGGAGAAAATAACGAAGGTATTTTTGATACTTATATCCGGCGCACAAGCAAAAGTGCACTAGAAAGTCTAACAAAAACAGATGGGAAAGGTTTCCAGACTTCTGGTAAATACTACCTATAACTCTCTCGGGAAGTATTGGTTGCGGTAAAATAACAAATATACCCTAGAGCGTGATGACTAGTCACGGCTCTAGGTACAGTAATTAATCAATTAGCGATTTTATCGAATCATTCTGCGGGCCATAAAACTGCTCAGCTGATTGCCTTACTGATATAACCCCTAATCCTGAGCGTGCAGACAACGCTTTGACAAATTCATTGAAGTCATCAGAAGTGATGGCCCCACCAGTGGAGAATTCTGCGACGAAGCGTACATGGGGAGAATGTGAAAATCTATATGCTTGTACTGTTGACATAATAACCTCTCATTATTGTTCCATATAAACTTAATACCTTGAGGTTCAAATGGCAAAGCCGGATTGGAGCGAGCTTCAAGATCGGTTCCTGTCCGAACATGCCGAATCCGGCGTATCACCGAAAGAGTGGTGTGAGTCGCAGGGGCTGAACTATGCAACTGCTCGCCGAT